GATGGATCTGGTCTTATTGTTAGTACATTTGTTTCTGGAGGTGCTTACAATGAACCAGGTGTTCTAGTAAGCGCAGGAGACTATAGCACAGTATCATGGGAAAACACTTATGATGGAGGAATTGCAACAGATAATTTTAATTAATTATCTGTTATAATAAAACTAATAAATTTTCTGTAGGAGGAAAATAATATGGCAACAAGAATGCAGCAACGGAGAGGCACTGCAGCCCAATGGACTTCAGCAGACCCTATTTTAAATGCAGGTGAAATGGGATGGGAATCAGATACTAATAAGTTTAAGATTGGTGATGGCATCAATCACTGGGCAGACCTTGATTACTTTATTGACCAATCCTCCACAGTAAACCCAGCGTTTGGCTCCAGCATTACTTTTGAAGGATCAACCTCAGATGCACATGAAACAACTCTTACAGTAACAGACCCAACTGCAGATCGCACAATTACTTTACCAAACTCAAGTGGTACTGTTGTTCTTGCAGACGACAGCGGTAACGTAACAGTTTCTGGTAATTTAACAGTACAAGGAACAACAACTACAATTGATAGCACGACAATTGCTGTTACAAATTCATTTGTGTTTGAAGGTTCAACAGCAGATTCGTATGAAACAACTCTTACTGTAACAGATCCTACTGCGGATCGTACAGTTACTATTCCAAATGTAAGCGGTACAATTATTACAACTGGAAACCTTAGTGCTACTGGCGCCTCTGCAACAGAACTTGGATATTTGTCTGGAGTTACATCATCCATCCAATCACAAATTGACACAAAGGCACCAACTAATTCTCCTACATTTACTGGAACAGTAGTACTTACTGGAACAGTAGTACTTCCATCAACAACATCAATTGGAGACGTTTCAGACACAGAATTAGGTTATGTTAACGGAGTAACTTCAGCAATTCAAACACAAATTGACACAAAGGCACCAACTAATTCTCCTACATTTACTGGAACAGTAGTGCTTCCATCAACAACATCAATTGGAGATGTGTCTTCAACAGAAATTGGATATGTTAATGGAGTTACCTCTGAAATTCAGCCACAACTTGATGGTAAAGCAGCAACAGTTCACACACATCTTCTTGAAGCAGGTGCAACAGACGTAACAGCATCAGCAGCAGAACTTAATATTCTTGATGGAGTTACTGCATCTACAGCAGAACTTAACATTCTTGACGGAGTAACTGCTTCTACAGCAGAACTTAATTATGTAGGTGGTGTAACGTCTGCAATTCAAACACAAATTGATGAAAAAGCATCAACATCACATACTCATGCACAATCAGATATTACAAATCTTACAACAGATCTTGATGCAAAAGCAAGTCTTTCAGGAGCAACATTTACTGGAGCAGTAGTTCTTGCTGCAGATCCAGAAACCGCTCTTGGTGCAGCAACAAAACAATATGTTGATGCAGCAACTGCTGGATTAAATGTACATGCTTCTGTACAGGCTGCTACAACTAGCAATATTACACTTGCCACTGATGTTGAAAATGGAGATACTCTTGATGGCGTAACTCTTGCAACTGGAAATAGAATTCTTGTTAAAAATCAAACTACAAAATCTCAAAATGGTGTTTATATTGTTGCAGCATCAGGAGCACCAACTCGTGCAACAGACTATGATACCGTTGGTGAGGTTGATGCAGGAGACTTTATATTTGTTGAATATGGTACCACAAACGAAAAAACTGGTTGGGTACAAACTAACGTAGTTACAACATTAGGAACAGACAATATTGAGTTTACACAATTTTCTGGTGCTGGAACAATTACAGCAGGAACTAATATATCTGTTACAGGTGGACAAGTTTCTGTAATCAGCAATCCAACATTCTCTGGTCTTGTAACAGCATCTGCTTCAGGTGTAGCGTTTTCAGACGGAACTCAAACAAAAGAAGGCGTTCCTTCAAGAACAACAATTAGTCAACAAACAGCATCATATAATCTATCAACTGGTGGACTATCACTAAGAGATAATTTTATTGAATTCAGTTCAGCATCAGCAATTACTTTAACAATTCCAGCAAACTCAACAACAGCATATCCAGTAGGAACATCAATTGATATTCTTCAAACTGGTGCTGGTCAAGTAACAGTTGCCGGAGCAGCAGGAGTTACTGTAAACGCAACTCCAGGTCTTAAATTACGTGCTCAATACTCATCTGCAACTCTCTTCAAGAGAGCAACAGATACCTGGATCGTAATGGGAGATTTGTCAGCATAAAAGTTGGTATACTATATATTAAAGAAAAGGAGTAATATTTATGGCAATTAAACGCAGAGGAATCAAGTCTTCAGCGCAAGATAACTTTTTAGAACCATTAAATGTTACTTCTTTAACTGCTACAGATGTAGGAACTAATCGTCCTTATCTTGCTACTGCAAATACTACCTCCGCTGCTTCTGCATCAGGAACTGGTGGAGCAGTAAATTTATCTTGGGCACTTCCAGCAACATCTCCAGCAGCAACTTCTTATGAAATTTCTACAACACCATCTACATATACTCATAATACAGGATCTTCTTCAACTTCTTATACTTTTCAGGGACTTGCATCAAATACATCGTATACATTTACAGTAAAAGCAAAGAATGCAATTGGTACAGCAAGTGGAACGACATCCACTTCAGTTACAGCAACAACAGTTCCACAATCACCACAAAGTCCAAGCGCAACCGCTGGAATTAATCAAAATACTATTAGTTGGACATTGGGTGCAAATGGTGGTAAAGCGCTATCTTCCCATGATGTAAACGGTTCTGATGGAACATCATCTCTAGGTCTTTCTGGTTCTGCAACATCAACTACAATTAGTGATACTGCAAATACATCTCAGTCATATACTATTGTTGCAAAGAATGCAAATGGATCATCTATAGGAGCAACGACTGATGTTATTACAACACTGGCGCCATTTTTCCCACCATTCTTCCCATTCTTTCCACCCTTCTTTCCACCCTTCTTCCCTCCATTCTTTCCACCTTTCTTCCCACCATTCTTCCCATTCTTCCCACCTTTCTTCCCACTATTCGAGTATGAATATTCAGTATCAGGTAATACTGGAATTAAAACTGTCCAAGGCAGAAAAGATGCAAAGGATATAGTTGTTGGAGATGTGATTCTTGCGATGGAGATTCCAGCAGATCCATCTATAATTGAACAAAATGATTGGTTAAACTGGTCAGCAGAAAACTTAATGTTAAATGAAACAAACTTAAAAGAAACGACAGTGGTTTCTGTTACATCAAGAACAGTAGACAAGTTATATGTAGTTAATGGAGATGCTTATTCTGCAACACACTATATATTGACTAAAAAAGATGGTATCTCAAGATTTACTAGAGTTGATGCCATTGATGATACATATATGGTTTTCTCATATGAAGAGTTGGGATTTATTAATATTGAATACCTAGATGTTGTAGATTATGATGAAACAGTTTATAGCATTAACTGTGAACCATATGACAACTTCTTTACAGAAAATATGCTTGTATTTGATGCAAGAGATCCAATTACTGAAGATCCAATTACTGAATAATCTTCTTGAATTTAATTGTTTCTTATGATACAATTAAATAAAGGAGAAATGCATGATTGAAATAGATGATTCCCAGAATATTTGGTTTACTAAAGATAGATCAGAATCTGCATCAACACGAATGCCAGATAAATTTTTTAATAATATTAAAGTTAGTAACCCAGGTCTTGGTCTAAATATTTACCATAATGCAATTTCTAAAGAAAGTTGTAATAAATATTTAAATATTTTAGAGAATAATTTAAATGGACAGACATCGTATAGATGGAATGAAGCACAGGTTACAAACTCAGACAAGCCAATAAAATATGCAAGAAATTGCTCTGACTTTAAGTATAATGATAAAATTCTTGGACCAAGAAATATTGAAAATTCTGAATTAATTGATATGTACAAAGAGATTTACAATGTTTTAAAATCTTGTATAGACGATTATGCTTATTATTGGGGCATTAACGTAACATATTATGAGGTATTTAATTTTGTAAAGTATGAGGGTGCTGGCCAACAGTTTAGGATTCATGCTGATCATGGACCTGCTTATAGTGCAACGGTTTCTGCTGTTATATATCTTAATGATAATTACGAAGGTGGAGAAATCTATTTTCCACGATTAGATAAATTAACATACAAGCCAAAGGCTGGGGACATTGCTATTTTTCCATCTAATTATATCTATGAACACGCTTCCTTAGATATGATTAGTGGAACTAAGTATTGCGTAGTTGCTATGATGGATTTAAACGATAATGCTCATAAAGTCATGACTAGAAAGGATTATTTATGATAGACCAAACATGGACAGAAAAAAAAGATTTTGGATCAGGAATTGTTGTTTACAGAAATGTGTTAACAGGTATAGATGTGATTGATAGACTAGAAAATGCATTAAAAAATACGGATAATAAGTCATATGTTTGGAGAGAAGCACTTGTTGGATATGCACAAAAAATGCCAGAGTATAGAGATTGTGTAGATTTTAAGTATAAAAAAACAGATATAGGTAAAGATACAGGTAATACTGCTAAGACTTTAACAGAACTATGGGAAGATGTCTATAATGCAAAGTTACCAGCAGTACAAGATTATTCTAGACAGTTCTATATAGGAGGAGAGTTAAAATATTGGGAGGCATTTAATTTTGTCAAATATGGTCCAGGACAGCATTTTCAAGAACATCATGATCACGGATTTTCTTATAACTGTGTAGTTTCTTTAGTAGCATATCCTAATGACGATTATGAAGGTGGAGAGTTATCCTTTAGGCTACAAGATTTAAACATTAAGCCAAAAGCAGGTGATTTGTATATATTTCCATCAAACTATATGTATCCACATAGAGCAATGCCAGTAACTTCTGGAACTAAATATTCAATTGTTACTATGTTAGATTATAGTTCTAAGTTTCACAATCCGGCATTTTATCAAGAAACAAATGATTAATGAATAAGATAAGAGCAGAAATAGTTCAAGGATCTAATGTAAAACTTGAACCACTTTCAATCAAAAGATCCTGGATGGACGATGTAACAAATGCTCATGCATATCATTGCTTTCCAGTTTCTTTAGCAAATGGATTAGGATGGGGTATTAGTTTTCCAGAAAACATAGTGTTTATTTGGGACGGTATAGACACGGATAGAGAAGAAGGACATATAACAATTTTAAGTGGACATAAATATGTAAATGAAAATAGAAGAAGTGCAACACTAAGTTTAAATACTAATGTTAAATTTATTACTGATGAAAATATTACAGTGCTAACTATGCCAGTTCCAAACCTATTTCTTGACGGAGTAATTCCTTATACAACGCTAATAAGTACTTCTTTTTATTCACATATGATTCCTGCAGCATTAAAAGTAATTAAGCCTAAATCTGTTATAACTATTCCAGCAAACACTCCAGCAATCGCAATAATCCCAATATCTATTTCTGAAATTAATAATACAGAAATTGAAATATATGATTTGTTTATAACTGAAGAACAAAAGCAAAAAAATAAAAGTTATGGAGAGGTTTCTCAAGAATTAAATCAACGTGGAGAGTGGACACATTTTTATAGAAATGCAACAGATGAGAAAAATACAAAAATAGGAAAACACGAAATAAAAGCCTTTAAACTAAAGACAACCGATAAGAGAAAAAATGGAAATTAAAAAAATAAAATTTGTTGCAAATAGAAACTGGTTAAATGAAAATTCAGAGTTTAAGCCAAAGCCTATATTAAAAACAATACCAGAGTGGTATAGAAAAATGGATCGTTTTGCAAAAATTCCAGGAACCAACAGTTTTTTTATTGGTCCAGATAAAGGAAAGATTCCAACTTGGAAGGCTTGTCCAGCAGTTTTTGATATCATGGGCACTGGTTATACATATGTAACGCCATGTGATTTAGAGTTTTTTATTGATGATAAGAATAAGATATCTGTTAAAACTGAAGATAAAAAATATAAAGACTTTTGTACTTCAAGAGCGCCTATGGAAGATTTTATAACTCCTACTGGATATCGTGATGAGCATTTTGCCTGGTTTCCAGATTGGGGCATTAGTCTTCCAGAAGGATATAGTGCTTTATATAGTCATCCATTTAATAGATTTGAGTTGCCATTTCTAACAGTTTCTGGAATTATTGATAACGATAAAATTGATCTACCTGGCAGTATGCCATTTTTTATATCAAAAGACTTTACTGGAATTATTCCAAAAGGAACGCCATTTACTCAGATAGTTCCATTTAAGAGAGAAAGTTGGGAAAGTGAAGTTGTAACATTTAGTTTTATAGAGATGATGAAAAGAAATCAAAAAAATAGTGCAAAATATAGAAAGCCAAACGGAGGAGTCTACAGGTCAGAAGTATGGGAAATGAGAAAATACTCTTGATTTGTGATATAATTATATTATGAAAATTCCAACAAATATACATGCAGGCGATAGATTTTCAATAACACCATCTGGATTTTTTGGATCTTCTTCAGACAAAATCGTTGAACTTGAAAACTTTATGACAGAAGAAGAGTTGTATAAAATTTCAAATTTTGCAAAAAATATCAAAAAATGGGATTATACTGAAACAAGATATAATGAAGATGGAACGGTTATATATGATTCAGAATATTGGAAAGATCGTGTAGCAACTAGTATTGTTATAAACAAACAAGACCCAACTATCTTCCCAATGATTCAAAAAATGGTTGAAAGATTAAAATTAATTGTTGATGATTTTTTTGAGGTAGACGCATGGGCTACCAATCCAGCAATTGTTAGGTGGCTACCTGGACAGTTTCAAAATCCTCATGCAGATAAAGAGTTGCACGATGGTGATAATGCTGGAAAGCCAAATGATTTTCCATACTACGACCTTGCAAGTTTATTTTATTTAAATGACGATTATGCTGGAGGAGAGTTATTCTTTCCAAAACAAAATATTAGTTTTAAACCAAAGGCTGGAGCAGCCTATTTTTTCCCAGGAGATTTAAATTACATACATGGTGTATCAAAAATAGAAAGCGGAATAAGATATACATGTCCATTTTTTTGGACTATAAGGTCTCATAGGAATAAAGATGCCTCAAATTAAATATGAAGTTTTATATCCTAAAATTTATTTATATAAAGATTTAATACCAAATCCAGAGATTTTGGTTCAAATGCTTAAATATTCAGAAGAAAATCCTAAAAGCAGCAAGGTATTTCTTGACTGGCTTCCATGGTCTAGATTTGGAACTTATTTAGGTCAAACTCCAACATTAGAAAATATTCTTTCTAACAGTTTAGATTCAGAAAAAGATGAAAAGTTTTATAACGAATATAAATATGCAAAAATTATTTTAGATGCTTTTAATATATCAACAAATCATTTTTTACAAGAGCATAATGTAGTAAAAGGAGATAATTGGATTATGATGGGGCCATCATATTCAAGATACTTTTATGATAATAACCCCAGATCAAATGAACATGTTATGGTGCATCATACTGATTTTGTAAAGATAGAATCTGATATGCCTGGAAATAAATTTGCAATAACATGTACAATGTATTTAAATGATGACTATGATGGTGGAGAGATTGATTTTATAATTAAAAATGATCGCATTACTTATAAACCAAAGGCTGGAGATGTATTAGTCTTTCCGTCAGGTCATCCAGATGTTTTATCAGATGAAGGTATGTACTTACACGGTGTTAAAAGAGTTAAGAAAAAAGATAAGTATTTGGTAAGATGTTTTTATCAGATACCATATAGTGGATCGCCAGAATGGCTTTCTAATGAAAAAAAATATGGAAAAGATGTCTGGGCAGAAATGGAAAGACAAAGAATTAAAGAGAATAGAAGGTACCCTTATGGGTCTTAAGCAGTGTATTTGTGGAAGATCGCTAAGATATCCATATTGTGATGGAACGCATAATGTAAAAAAAGATTCTGATAGTATAGAGTCAGATAAAAAAGATAAAGAATGATATAATAGTAATATGTTTCAAGACAGTCCAAACATTATTAAATTAGATGATGGAATTTTTTGGTATAAAAATTTTATATCAAAAGAAGAAGTTGATTTAATAAACTCTATAGCAAAAAATTTAGATCTTGGAAATCATTGGTTCGATGAAATTGAGTTTAAGGTAACTCCAGCAATTCCAGAATTAGTTCCAGTTTGGAATAAAATATCAGAATTTCTTGCACCAGAATACGTTATTCATCCAATGGCAAGTATGCTATATTTTGGAGAAGGAAAGCAGATGCTGCCACACTGCGACAGCCCTGGAGAAGAAATGACTGAAGAACTTACAGTTCCAGATGTTTGGGCTACATGCTGCGTTCTGTCATGGGGAGCATGTGTTTACTTTGGAGATTTTGCTGGTGGTGAAATATACTATCCAAACCAAGGAATTGAAGTTCCAGTACAGCCAGGAGACTTGGTTATTCATAGTGCATTAAAATCGCATGAACATGGTGTTAGACCAGTAAAAAATGGTCTTAGGTATACATTTTCTAATTTTTCCTTAAAGCCAGAAAAAAATCCAGGATCATTTTATAATTATGGAACCGAAGAAAATAAAAAAAGACAAAAAAATATAAATATTTGGCTTGAGCCATTATTTAAAAATGAAAAATCTGTTATTATGCCAGAATTAACAAAATATAAGGCATAAAATGTTTAGCAATAATTCAAATTTTTTCACTATTGGAAATGACATATGGTTACATAATAATTTTTTACATCAAAATGAAATTCAATTAATATTAAATAAAATAAGAGTATCTGGTGAAAAATTATGGAATGGAATATATCCTCAAAATCAATCTACTCCAACTTTAAAAGAGGCTATGGTGATTTCTCAAAGAATTAAAGCACTATTGCCAAATCAGTTATATTTACATGAGCACTCTAGTATTACAAGATTAATGCCAGGACAAGGACATGGAGTACATTCAGATAACCATGACTTTTTACAAACCAGGGAGTTAAGTAAACTAGTAAAAAAAGATGATTGTTTTACTTTAGTAGACAACAATGTTTATGGCTTGGTAGTTTATATTAATGATGACTATGAAGGCGGAGAAATATTTTATACTAAACAAAACATTATATATAAGCCAAAGGCTGGCGACCTTATTATTCATAGTGCAGAAGATCACTGTGAGCATGGTGTTAATCCAGTAAAAACAAATGTTAGGTATAGTTTTCCAAGTGCAATAAGAGAAAAAATTAAAGTCCCATGTTAATTGGTGTATAATATAAGTATGGACAATGCAATTATTGATACAATAGATGAGTCTAAATTTGTTTATTATCAAAACTCAGAAATAAAAGAAACTAGGCTTGGAGTAACAACAAATAAAATTGTTGAGATTCCAAATTTTATATCACCAGATATTGTTCCTAAAATGATTAATTTTTTTGAAAATTGTAATGTTGAATGGGGAGATATTGCATTTTATGGATCTTCTGGCAAGGGCATAATGACAGATGCAAATACAATGAGATCTTTTGGTCTTTCAGATAACTTTTTTACAGACTTAAAGGATAAATATCAAGAAGCAATAGAAAAGGTTTTTGGAAGAAAAGTAAAGGCAAATACATCTCATGCACAAAAATGGGACATAGGTGGTTTTGCTGCACCACACTCAGATAATTCTGATCATCAAGGAAATCCAAATGCATTTGAAATAAATAAGTATGTTGGTATTTTATATTTAAATGATAATTATGATGGAGGAGAGTTATATTTTTGTGATAAAGACAATGAGATGAAGCCATATCTATCTTTTAAGCCAAACGCTTACTCTTATTATGTTTTTCCTGGCGGAGTAGAAAATATTCATGGAGTAAGTGAAATAACAGATGGAACTAGGTACACCATGGTTTCATTTTGGGACTATGCAGATGTAGAGTATACCCAAGAGACTCTTGATAGATGGGCAGAAGAAGAAAAAATAGTTAGGGAAGAACAAGCAAAACAAAAACAAGAATGGCTTAAAGGAAATAAATATGCATGATAGTATTGTCTATAAAGATGATGTTATAGAATTTTTAGATGTTTTTTCTAAAAATGAAAGAATACTCTAAGGAACAAGAAGAGCAAAGAGAGTTGTGGGAAAATGATAATTGATGAGATCTATCCAAAAATTGTATATTATAAAAATATTTTTGATGAAGATATTGATTTTGTTGATTTGGTTGAAAAAGACGATTTAGATGATGATAGTAGCATAATTAAAAAATGGAAGCCATGGAATTCAAGTGACAACTTAACAGTTTTTGGTAGTCAAAAATTTGTTTCTGCATATGAATTTTTAAATGAAACACTTTTATCTCACAAAATTGTAAAAATGTTAGACTTTGCAATAAGATCTTGTTCAAAAGAATATTCTTTAAGGTATGGAGTTGATTTAGGCAGGCTTGCTCCGCTATCAATTAGCAAATATTTTAAAGGAAATAGTATGGGATCTCACACAGATTCATATAATGGAGATACGTCAGCAATGCTTTCTATAGTTTTATATTTAAATGATAACTACGAAGGCGGTGAGTTATTTTTTAAAAAACAAAACATAAAAATTAAACCTGAAAAAAATAGTCTAGTTGCCTTTCCTTCAGTAGAACCATACTTTCATGAATCGCTTCCAATAATATCTGGAACTAAGTATTTAAGTCCTGGATTTTGGAATAAGGTTTAATAAACAAATAACTCTACCTAATCTATAACTATAGAGTTTACAAAAACTAAAAACTCTGCTACAATTAAACATCATATAAGGTTTATTTAATTAGGAGATTTACGTTTATGTCAGATGTTTTTTCTTTTCGCTTTTCCGATGATTTTGTTACAAAATATGCAGAAATAGAGCCACCTTTTGGCTTTAAAGATGCTGGACTTAACTCACTAGGAGAGATTACTTTTATACGTACTTACTCTCGTGTTAAGGAGGACGGAACTAAGGAAAGATGGCATGAGGTTTGCAAAAGAGTAATCGAGGGTATGTATTCTGTACAAAAGAATCACGCAAAGGAAAACAGACTGCCTTGGAATGACTATAAAGCACAGAAGTCAGCACAAGAAGCGTTTGATCGTATGTTTAATCTTAAGTGGACTCCACCAGGAAGAGGTCTGTGGGCATTCGGAACTCCAATGACCATGAAAAAACGCAACTCTGCTGCTCTTCAAAATTGTGCGATGGTATCAACTCGTGATATTGATAGAAATGATCCAGGTGCTTTATTTGCTTGGGTTATGGATGCGTTAATGCTTGGTGTTGGAGTAGGCTTTGATACTGTTGGACAAGACAAAGAAATGCCAATCTATGCACCAACCGAACCTGTTGTAATTTATCAAATTCCAGATACTCGTGAAGGATGGGTAGAGGCAACAAGAATACTTCTTAATTCTATGCTTAGACCAAATCAAAATATTCAAGAGTTTGATTATTGCTTGATACGTCCCGCAGGAGCACCAATTAAGGGCTTTGGAGGCGTTTCAAGCGGTCCACAGCCTCTAATTGACCTTCACAATAGGCTTCGTAAAGTAATCAGTTCTAGAGTCGGAGAGAACCTTGATGCAAGGGCTATTGTTGACATCGTAAATTTAATTGGTACATGTGTTGTTTCTGGAAATGTTAGACGCTCTGCAACACTAGCATTGGGTGCTGCAGGAGATAATGATTTTATTAATTTAAAAAATTCAGAAGTATTTCCAGAAAGAAATTCATTTGATTCAGAAAATCCGGGCTGGGCATGGATGAGTAATAACTCTATTTCTGCTACAGTTGGAACAAAGTATGAAGATTATGTTGATCTTATTTCTAATAATGGTGAGCCAGGATTTATTTGGTTGGATGTTGCTAGAAATTATGGACGCCTTGCTGATTCAGCGGATGGAAAAGATTATCGTGTAATGGGTTTTAATCCTTGTGCAGAGCAACCACTAGAGTCATATGAACTTTGTACTCTTGTAGAGGTTCATCTTAATCGACATGAAAGCAAAGAAGATTTTTTACGTACATTAAAGTTTGCCTACCTATATGGTAAAACAGTAACGCTTGTTCCTACACACTGGCAAATTACAAATGGAATTATGCAACGTAATCGCCGTATTGGTACGTCACTTACTGGTATTGCATCATTTGCCGATACTCATGGACTTCCAGCAACTCGTGATTGGATGGATGAAGGATATCAAACAATTCGTAAATACGATAAACAATATTCAGAATGGTTGTGTGTTCGTGAATCAATTAGGGTAACTACAGTCAAGCCATCTGGTTCTGTTTCACTACTTTCTGGTGCTTCTCCAGGAGTTCACTGGCCAGTGGGTGGAGAATATTTCCTTCGTGCAATTAGGTTCAGTGATCAAGATCCAATGTTACATTTATTTAAAGCAGCAGGGTATAAAATGGAAGATGATTTAGTTTCTGATAATACTGTTGTTGTTTATTTTCCAGTTCATTCAGGACATTCAAGGTCAGAAAAAGATGTAACTTTGTTTGAAAAGATTGGTCTTGCAGCAACAACTCAAAAATATTGGTCTGATAATGGTGTTTCTGTAACACTGTCGTTTGACAAGGAGTTAGAGACAAAGCATATTGCTCCAGCACTGCACATGTATGAGGGTCAGTTAAAGGCTGTATCATTCCTTCCGATGGGAAATACAGTTTATCCTCAACAGCCATATCAACAAATTACTCAACAAGAATATGATGACTACGTTGGTAAAATTGCTAAGATTGATTGGTCAGCAATTTATGACGGGGTAAAAAATTTAGAAGCAGAAGGAGAGGCTTATTGTACTACAGACGTGTGTATGATTCCCAATAATTAAGGGCACGGGGATAAAAATCATTGTGCTACATGCAGTTGTAATGTATAATTAGGATACTATGACAGTTTTATCAAATCTGTATGCTGAAAAACTATACTCAGAGCATCCTATTGCTATCTGGCATCTAGACGATAATGCTGACTATATTAGTTTAATTAGTAATTCAGTTAGAGAAGATTTATTTACTGGGTATGAGGATTGGACAGTCACAAATGGAGCAACCACCTATTCTCCATCATCTTCAGTAATTAAGTCTATGTCTCCATATCCTTTTCCAGATGAAGATATTCTTTCTGTTGAAATTGTTAATGAAAATAGTCCAATTATATTAGAAACCTCAGGTTTTGTAGGGTTTGATGATCTTGACAGTAACCTTGCAACATTTTGCATTGGTGTTTGGGTTTATTCAGAAAGTAGATTTTTAGATAAATTGTCTATCGGTTATAAATATTCTGGTGGATCAACAACATACAAAGATTTAAATTTTGTTAACACACAAGAAAAACGTGGATGGTTTTTTATTTCAGGCACTTTTGATATTCCTGCTGGAGTAACAAATGAAAATATTGACATACTTATAAAAATAACTACTAATACAGATGGAACTTCAACATCAGACTACAGGTTTAGTTGGCATGGACTAACAATGGGACAACTGTGTGAAGAATATCAAGCAGAGTCTTTAGGAAAACAACAAATTGCTTTGCCATCTTCAATTAATTTAAATGTAGATGGTGCTGTAGTTGCAGATGCATATGGACTTTCAGATAAAAACGGATATTATATTGTTGCTAATAATAATCTTGTGGCAAGACATGGATCTATTCCTTTAGTTTTTGGATCTAGCGGTTCTGTTGAACTTATACCACATGAAGAATTAATCACAACAAGAAGTTGGGATCAAACTGAAGACGAAACCTGGTCTTACTGGGATGAAAATGAAACATGGGGAAGTTTGCACGAGTTTGAAAACCAATCTGATTTTATTATTAGTGCAAGGCCTTCTATAATTTTTCCAGGTTGCGGATTTTTAAATGAGGTTGGAAGAAATCAAAACTATACTGTAGAGTGTTGGTTAAATATAGACTCTAATGCAACAACGCCTAAAAGGATTTTTGGTCCAATTAATTCAACTGATGGATTATATGTTGAGAACGCCTTTTTAACTTTAGTTATTGGCAACAACTTTGTTTCACATTATGTTGGTGAATGGTTTAGACCAATGCTTGTACACATTAGACTTATTAAAAATTTTGCCACACTTTTAGTAAATGGTGAAGAAGTTGGACAACTGTCTTTTAATACAAATGATTTGGTTTTGCCAGAAGAGTTTAGTTCTAATAATGAAAGTAATGACTGGGTTGGATTTTATGCATATAAAGATAACGTGGTAGATCCAATAATTTTAGGATCTTTTTCTATATTTCCATATGTAATGTCAACATTGGTTGCTAAGTCACATTATGTTTATGGACAAGGCGTTCCATTATCTTCAGAAGTTATTGATAGTTATTATGGCGGAACGTCTGTAGAAATTGATTATTCTGTTTCAAAGTATAATAGCAACAAATCCTATCCTTTAAATTTATCCTGGCAACAAGCAGACATTGATAATTTAAATGCAACAGATACGTCTTTAAAAACACCAGACTATTCATTGCCTACTTTTAATTTAGGATCAAAAACTTTATCAGAATTAGAAGAAGACAGTTATGCAATACAAGATGATGGAGAAAGATTTTTTTCTTTAAACCCAAACTCAACGTGGAACTCAATAAATTCTTCAATATATTTTAATAATTTAAATTTTATACAATCACCAATAAATGCAATTTATGGAGTTTTTGAATTTACAAGTTCTTCAACAGATCAAACATTAATCTGTTTATTTCAAGACAACAACAATTATTTAAAAATTAGACGGCTTGCTAGCAATAATAGTATTAACTATATTTTTTGTTATAACGGAACAACAACAACTATTACGTCTGCAGTAATTCCATTACATGAATTTGTTGCAGGGTTTGAATTTAGCAAGTTGTTAAGCAATAATATTTTAGGTTTGTCTCAATTTTTATCTAATTCGATTTCACTAAAACTTTATGTAGGAAATGATTTTAATAATGATAAGTTTACTGGAAAAATTTATACTTTTGGAATATCAACAATAAAGAATTCATTGGAAATAGATCATTATTTTGCATCTAATGGAATTGCAATAATTAATGCATATTCATCTTTATTGCCACATATTGCTAGTTATACACTGTCACCATTTGAAGAATATGGAAAATTCTTTTTAGATATTTCAGTAGCAGGATATTGGAGAGACTATATTCCAATATCTACATTAATGTCACAAGTTGTGGATACATCTAATAACACAGTCAACGACTTAGATTTTATTCAATTTAATATTGATTATCCGTCACCATCAGATGTACCTGCTGCTGGACAAACTTATTGGACTAATTCATCTATATCAAACACATATTCAACTTCAAACGCATCTATTAGATCTTATGTTGCATTTGACTATACATCAAACGGTTATTCTAAGCCAGACGAAGATTACACTGATGTTTCTGCAAATCAGTCTAGGGTGTTAGACTTAAACACCACAGACTGGACAGATAAAAGATTTGAGTTGGTTGATGGATATTTAATTTATCCAGATAAAAACGTTAATTTATCTAACATGTCTTTAATTTATTTTATAAATTTTAAAGTTAAAAGCGTTTTAAAGAAAAAAATATTTTTAAGAAAACTAGAATTTGCTGCAAGAACATTAAATTATAATTCAAACACGCCAATAGGAACAAAGTCTGGCATAGACATATATCCATTTAAAAAGGTAGGACTTTATACAAATTATAAAGGAAAGAATCCTTTAATTATTGATAAAGATAATACTCCATATTTATATTTAACAAGAAAAAGCGGTTTAGAGTTAAGAAATGGTATTAATGATATTGAACGAGGAGTTTTAATTACAGTTTCTTCAACTGCAATTGATCAATATTCTTTAAGCGCAATTCAAATGTTTACTAGATGTGATCTGTTTGCTTTTTCTGAAAACCCAGTTAAAATATTTGAAATAAATTATAAAGATGATTCTTTAGATTTTTATATCAAAGCAAACTTTTCAAATGCAAAACGAGGGGTTATTTTTGCCAAATCAAGATCTTCTGGTGGTTTATTTACAAACTTATCATATTATTTAAATGGCAAATTAGTTGGAGAGCCAGTTATAGATATACAACAATGGTATTCTTTAGGTATTTCTTTTAATTCATCTTTAAGTTTTAACAATTATTCTGGAAGCATTGTTTTAAAATATTTAATGATGTTTAATAATATTTCTTTTTATCAAGGAACTCCACTACAAGTTGTCCAGCGGTTGATTTTGAGAACTTGGCAAGATGTTGAGGATGAGCAAGCAAGTTGGCAGGCATGGGAAAATGAAGGGGACTGGAACAATATGTTAATTAGATCTAGAGATTCTAGATATATAGTAAACCCTTCAGAAGTATATAAAAGTTATATTGGTAATCAAACAACTATCATAGATGACTTTAATAATGACTTTAGGATAATTTCTAATAGCATATCATTATATCAAGATGTTTCTTGGCAAGAATATATAATCAGTCCAGCATAATATGGTATACTAGTGGTTATGAATAAGCCAAAATCAGAAAAAGTTGGTAAGTCTAAACTCAAACTAATTGAAAAGGGCTATGACTGGGGTATGTATATTTGGATAAAGCCCAACGGCAAGGCTTTTGGAGACGGACATGGAAACTTGCTTAATATACCAGCGATGCGTGGAGATCTAAAAAAAATAACTGAGTTAAGACGAGCAGCAGAGTATTATGGATGCGAAGGTGGACATGCCGAATTTCATCCTGGCATTAAAAGGGTTAGTGAGATGGAATATACAGAGCAGTTGTCACGAATGCGTGAGGGTTTAATTCCAAACATGAATGATCTTGGTGCAGTTTATGATGCACAACAAACATTGAGGGTACATGGTGAAGAATAATGAATGAAGACTACATACTTGGCGCATCTATTAGCGATCCATTAGAAAAAGATGATACTTTTAAAAAAAGTGATCCGTTCAACAAATCTTGGGATGATTTAAAAGGTTTGGGAAACTTAGATCAAAACTTTAAAAGACGTACATCAAGAAATTTAGGCAAGGTAGACACAGCAGCAAATGCATATCTAAATAGTGCAAACTCAAGCCCATCAGGAGTTGAAAATACAAGATCAAAAGCCATCAATCCTGGTGCTGTAATTAGAAATGGTTATGGCCTGTTTGATGTTATTACACCACCGTATAATCTTTACGAATTAGCAAACTATTATGATACTTCTTTTGCAAATCACGCAGCAATTGACGCAAAAGTAGAAAACGTTGTTGGTCTTGGATATGATTTTGTTGTTGGCTCAAGAACAATGCTTAAACTTGAAAATGTTGAAGATGAAACTGCATTGAATAGAGCAAGAAAGCGCATTGAACGTGCAAAGATTGAAATGAAAGATTGGATAGAAAGTCTAAACGATGATGACAGTTTTACAAAAACAATGGAAAAAATTTATGTAGACATGCAAGCAACTGGTAACGGATATATGGAAATTGGCCGTACAGTTACTGGTGAAATTGGATATATTGGACATATTCCTGCAACAACAATTCGTGTTCGTAGATTGCGTGATGGATATGTTCAAATTATTGGTCCTTCTGTAATATACTTTAGAAACTTTGGGGCAAAGAATCTAAACCCAATTACAACAGATCGCAGACCAAATGAAATTATTCACTTTAAGCAATATTCTCCACTAAACACTTACTATGGAGTTCCAGACATTATTGCTGCCTTGCCAGCACTTGTTGGAGATCAACTTGCTTCTCAATATAATATTGATTATTTTGAAAACAAAGCAGTTCCAAGATATATTATTACACTCAAGGGTGCAAAGTTGTCTGCTGATGCAGAAGATAAGATGTTTAGATTTTTGCAAACTGGTTTAAAATCACAGTCTCATAGAACACTTTATATACCACTTCCTGGAGATAGTGAAAATAATAAAGTTGAATTTAAGATGGATCCAATTGAAAATGGAATTCAAGAGGCATCATTTAATGAATATAGAGTCAGAAATCGTGACGATATTTTGATTGCTCATCAAGTTCCTATTTCTAAACTTGGCGGTGCAGATAGTGGTTCAATTGCTGCTGCTTTAGCACAAGATAGAACATTTAAAGAGCAGGTTGCTAGACCAGCACAACAAGAGTTAGAAAAACTTATTAACAAGGTAGTGCGTGAAAAAACAGACATTCTTGAACTTAAGTTTAATGAACTTACGCTAACTGATGAAATTGCACAATCTCAAATTCTTGAAAGATATGTAAAGACTCAGGTTATGATGCCAAATGAGGCTAGAGAAGTTATTGGTTTGCCACAAAGACCAGATGGAGACGCACCGTTTGAGATGTCTGCAAGACAAGCAACAGATGCTAGAGCAAATCTTGCTGGAAATAGAGAAAGAGATGCTGAAAGAACAAATAACAATTCAGACTCTCCTTCCACAATTTCTGGAAGAAATCCACAGGGAGAGGGGAGGTCTTCCACATAATATCAACAAAGTGCTAAAATAGTTGATATAATGGATGTGATATGAGTATTATTAATAAAGCCCACTGGTCAACAGAAGGAGACAACGTAAGGTTGTCAATGCCTTTTGCCAAAATTGACAAGGAGCGTAGAATTGTATCGGGTTTTGCGACACTTGACAATCTTGATAGACAAAATGATATTGTTACAACTGACGCTAGTTTGATGGCTTTTTCTAAATTTAGAGGCAACATTCGTGAAATGCATCAGCCTTCTGCGGTAGGTAAAATGATTGCATTTAAAGAAGATAAGTATTTTGATCCAGATTCAAAAAAATTTTATTCTGGAGTTTTTGTTTCAGCATATGTATCAAAGGGCGCACAAAATGCGTGGGAGAAAGTGTTGGATGGAACATATACAGGTTTTTCAATCGGCGGAAAAATGAACAAATGGGACGATGGGTATGATGAAAAAATGGATAAACCAATTAGAATTATTAAAGATTATGATCTTATAGAACTTTCACTTGTTGATAATCCAGCAAATCAATTTGCTAGTATTATTTCTATTGAAAAAGTTAATGGTGTAGATGTTCTTAAAGGATCTGCAGCAGACATTGTTGTAGAAAATGTGTTTTGGGATAAAGATTCTGGCCTTGTAATGGTTTCAGAAAATGAGACAGAAATTAGCCCAACGTCTGGTCAACCTATGAAAAATATAGGTTTTGTTGAGAAAACCGATAATGAAAAAACAGACATGATAAAGTTCTTAGTTGATAGTGCCAAAGGTATTAGTACAACTGAGATTCAAAAGGAGGTAAGTCCTATGACAAACGAAACAACAGCAGTTGTTGAAGATGTTAAGGTCGCTCCAGAGGCAACAGATGTTGATACTGTTACCAAGAGTGTTGAGGTTGAAGAAGCACCCGTTGCTGAAACAACTGAGGCAACCGAAGCAGTTGTTGAGACTGAACTTGCCAAGTCAGAAGAGGTTGCAAAAGCAACTGAAGAAATTGTAAAATCTGATGAGGTAGTAGTCAATGCAGTTGCCGAAATTAAAGAAACTCTTGCGAGTGCCTTTGGCGATCTAGCAGCAACTATTAAGTCTTTGAATGAAGAGACCATAAAATTGGTCCAGACTCAAGTTGCTGAGTTAAGCAAGTCCATTACAGACGTATCTAAAGAGGTTAAGAGCGTCAAAGAAAGTAATGATGAGTTTGGAAAGAGAGTAGACGCTGTAGAGCAAGATACTGCTTTCCGCAAGTCTGGCGATCTAGGCGAGATCGTACAGGAGCCAGAAATGGTTCAGAAATCCTTATGGGGTGGTCGTTTCCTCGCAACTGACCTATTTAGATAAGGAAATTCACTAGGAGGTGAACAATATGTCAGAAGAAATTATTAAAAATCAACCAGGCAGCGGTGGCGCATCAGACTCGGGTCTATACAACTCGGATGGTGGCTTTGCTTCTGGTGGAATCGGTGGTGTTTCATCCCCAGGTGCAGCCACCTTGGGCAACATCCCAACAGCACAATTCGGTGTAACAACTGGTGCAAACGCTGTAAATCCTTCGGGATCTGCCGCTAGTGGAATTCTGAGACCAGAACAGGCACGTCAATTTATTGATTATGTCTGGGATGCTACAGTTCTCGCTAAAGATGGACGTAGAGTTACCATGCGAGCCAACACAATGGAACTTGAAAAAGTTAATGTTGGTGAGCGTGTTATTCGCGCCGCTTCTCAAGGTGATGGTGTTTACACCAATACTGGTGCAACATTTTCTAAAGTAGAACTTACAACCAAGAAGATTCGTCTTGATTGGGAAGTTACTACAGAAGCGCTTGAAGATAACGTTGAAGGCGCTGCACTTGAAGATCATCTTGTTCGCTTGATGACCAATGCATTCGGTAATGATATCGAAGATTTGGCTATCAACGGAGATGGTGCAACAGGAAACTTCCTTTCAATTATGGAAGGCTTCCATCACTTAGTTACCACTAACGGAGATGCACATGATTCTGTGCTTCCAGCCGTTTCGTCTGATAACTGGACAACACCAGTTATGCAAGGCATTATCAATGCAATGCCACGTAAGTATCGCGCACTTAAGAGTAATCTTAAGTTCTATGCTGGTACAGATGTGTTCCAAAGCATTGTTCGTAACAACGGTACTCTTGCAGATGCTATTTCTGAGGCTTTTTCAACACGCACAGGTAGCACACAAGCAAATCGTCAAGCATACCTCGATGGTCAAGGACAAGTTATTGGAGATGCACGTACCACTCGCGTACTCGGCATTGACGTAATGGAAGTTCCTTACTATCCAGAAGATTATGTTGATTTGACATTCCCAGCAAACCGTATCTGGGGTTTCCAACGCGATATCACTGTAAATCGTCAGTATCAACCAAAGAAAGATACTATCGAATATACAGTATTTGTTCGTTTTGGTATCCAAATTGAAGAAGAAGATGCAATTGCCTATAAGGACGTTGCTGCTTCCTAATCATTAAGCAATTAATTAGGGCAGGGGATTCGTCCTCTGCCCTTTTTAACAATCTGATATAATTAAGGTACGATTAAGGAGCAAAAATGGCAAGTACAACAAAAAAAGTAGTATCTAAGGCCGTAGAGGTCAATGATCAAACAGTTATTTTTTCTGATAAAAACTTATACTTTGATGGATATGGTCATATTGACCAAGGATTTTCTATTATTGATAAAACAAACTTAGACGTTTTTTTGAAATCAAAGTCGGTTCGAGAGGTAAGTGCTGTTGAGTTAGCAAAATACTACGGCAAAAATAAATGAAAATTCTTCGTCTTCCACCATACCCGTTAAGCATTTCGTATGCTGTTCCAGCAGCATCTACAGCATATGATTTGATTATTGAAGACGAAGATAGAGATGCAGTTATTTTAGAAGAAACAATAACCTCGACATCTGGTAAAAAACTAAACTATACGTTTGAAACAGATGACTGGCATTTATATGACAAGGTTTATGCCTTAAGAATTCAAGAACAAGATGAAGACATTGTTGTTGAAGACATGCTTGAAATTAAAAGGCCTTATGTAGATCCAGCAACTCTTGAAACAACAGCAACAGAAATAGCAGAAACAACTCAAAGAGAATTAACAGCAAGATTAATTATTGATGCTATTACAGGTGGTTTTTATTATACAACCGAAACAATTGAGCATATAGGATTAAATACTGATTATGCTCCAGTTAAACCACGTACCAGAAAAGTATTAAAGGTTTATCAAAACAACGAACTTTGGTATGATTCTTCTTTAGAAGAGCCAGCAATTTTTGGAGTTACCTATAAGTTGAGTGATAATAAGACTGCTATTATTCAAGAAATTACTGGGGCATACAATAGAGCAGATCAAGCACCTTTAATGATGCCGACAGCACAGTCAGATTGGTTAGGTCCAATTGGCTGGGGAAATACATTTTCAAAGAGTTCTGACTACACATTTATAGTAGAGACAGGATATAAAGTTGTTCCCACAGACATTAAAGAAGCAACATTAATGTTAATGGATGACATTAAGTGTGGAAGGTTAGATTATTTTAAGAGGTATGCATCTGCGTATAATACAGATCAATTTAGAATTCAGTTTGAAAAGTCTTTGTTCAATGGAACTGGTAATTTAATTGTTGATAAGATTCTTGAGAGATATGCGAGTCGCATCATTGTTCCTGGAGTATTGTAATGCTATGCAACGAAATAGACTTTATGTACCCAATGATTGCAGATATATATCATCCAATTGTTAAACAAGATATTTATGGTCAAGTAAAAAAAGACTGGGGATTCGATAGAACTATTGTAACTAATCTTGCTCCAGTTGGTTCAGCATTTGAAGAAGAAGTTAAGCCAAAAGTATTTGTTCAATATGAAAACATGCTGTTAGGCAGGGTAAAAAATGATATCCGTATTGGAAAAGATGGAACAAACAATTCAATTACAAACGTATTAATTACAAACATTAGAAATTGTTCTGGAGAATTAATTTATAAAGAAACATCTGGACAAAGAGAGGATCGCGGAACAATCTATGAAATTGCAACAATGGAGCCATTGGTAGGACCATTTGGTAATATTGAATATTATAAAATATTAATAAGAAGAGCAGAAAATCAAGGTGTTGATGACTAGTGTTAAACGCAAAAGCAAACACATTAATGTTTGAAAAAATGATGAACAACGTTGTTGAGTATTCTTTAGGATTTTTAGATGGAACTAAAAAAGGACATAGGGTTTTTTTAAATAATTTAGCATCAAGCACTGTAGGAGCATTTAAACAATATATAGATGTTACAGCAAGAATGAGTCCTGGAGCGCTACATCATATTTATGAATGGAACCAGGTTGGTAGTCCAGGTGCAAGATTATATGATATAACATATGCAAGTAATAATAAAGACAGTATATTTTTTAATTCAACATTTAAACAGTCTAAGTCAATAAAAAATGGATCAACCGTTCCGTTTATAAATAAAGCACAAATTATGGAAAATGGAACTCCAGTTATTATAAAACCAAGAAGGTCAAAAGTTTTAGTTTTTGAAGATAATGGAGAACAAGTGTTTACGTCAAATCCAGTAAAGGTAGAAAATCCTGGAGGAGATAAAGTTCAGGGTGCATATGAAAAAGCATTTGATACATTTTTTAATAGATATTTTACTCAATCATTTTTACGTGCAAGTGGAATTTTAGATTACCTAGAAAATCCAATTTCATACAAAGAAAATATTAGGGCGGGATCAAAACAGGGCAGAACAAAGGGAATTAGCACTGGATATAACTGGATAGCAAATGCAACAATTGGGGTAGAATATTAATATGAAAGATATAAGAGAACTGCCATTTGCTCCAATATGGATTAATGAATATATTAAAGAAGAACTAAACAAATATGGTTTTAGTGTTCTTACTATTCCAAGCAGCCCAAATGCAATAGATGATTTAACAAAAAATAAAGTGGATATTCCACAACAATTTGATGAAAATGGTAATCCACTTTCAACACAATGGGATATTGCAATTCAATATGACAGGCTTTTAAGATTTAGAAAAAATGCTTTTTATCCAATGAAATGTGAACAACTTTTATATTATGTTTATGCAGTACCTAGCAAAATTATAGATGCTGGAATAATTATTTCTCAACTTCTAGATAGATCAGATGCTGCTGCAGAGGACCTAAATAGGTGGTGTATGGCAAAACAACAAGGTGACAATCCAATAATTGATCTTGCTGTAGCAATAATCCACAACGTATATTTTCATGACATTAAAGTCTATCAGTTAGAAGAAGTTAGAGATTTGACAGAGTTGGCTGCTCTAAGAGGCCTTACTCTTAATAAATTTGTTATTGAATATGACTACCATATGATAAATCAACAAAAAATTATAAATACTTATATTCCAGACCCAGACATCAACTATACCTAAAAACGCTGGTATACTGGCTTTAGAGGAAACATCGCCTGTTTGCCACTATAACTTAATACAAAACTAAAAAGAGGTGAATTCAATATGCCAGCATATTCTCGTGGTACGTCCACTAACATTATCGTAGGTGCAGCAGCGCTATTCATTGCTGATGCTACACTCAATACCACTACTAATGCTATTCCATCGTTTGTAAGCACTGAGTCTTATAAGTCTACTCTTTCATCGGATCCAGACTATACAAACGTTGGTTATACAATGAACGGTATTGAACTTCAATTCCAACCAGATTTTGGTGAGGTTGCGGTTGACCAGGTTCTTGACGTTGCAAAACTCTACAAACAAGGAATGCAAGTAAATCTTGCTACTACATTTGCAGAGGCAACTCTTGAAAACCTTCTTCTTGCTACCGCAGGCCAGGATTCAGACCTTTCAGGCTCCAAGACAACGTCAGCAGGTCGCACACTTCAACTCTCCGCAGGAGACATTGGAGAATGTCCAGTTGAGCGTGGTATTGTTGCAGTAGGTCCAGGAACTGGTGACTGTGAAGATTCTGGAAATATTGAGCGTGTATACGTTGCGTATCGCGCTCTTTCCATTGAAAGTGTTACAGTATCTGCTAAGCGCGACGAGGCTTCAATGTTTGAAGTTTCGTTCCGTCTTCTTCCAGATGACTTGACAGCAACATACGGCAAGATTATTGATCGCACTCACACTGCATCCTAATCTTAACTGATTAACAAGGCCCATCTTTATTAGGTGGGCTTTGTTTTTTTATGATAAAATTAGTTAATGGCTACTAAAATATATAATAGCAAGTTTCTTGAATTGCTTAATGGGGATGTTATAGAATTAGTTCCTATAAAAATAAAATATTTAAGAGAGTTGATGGATCAGTTTGATGTTATTAAAACGGTATCTAGTGATAATGATGCGATAGATATTTTAGTTAAATGTGCACATGTTGCAATGAAACAATACTATCCTTCTATAAAAACTTTAGAAGATACAGAAGAACTATTAGATTTACACATGGTTTATGAAATTTTAGATTATTCTGCAAACATTAAAATTGGTAATAAAAAAGAAGAAACTGATGTAAAACAAAAGTCTGTAGAAGGTGAAAAATCTTCGGGATGGTCTGACTTAGACCTTGCAAAGTTAGAATCGGAAGTCTTTTTATTGGGTATTTGGAAAGATTATAAAGAGTTAGAACTGTCTTTGTCTATGCCAGAGTTAATGGCAACATTATCTTCAAGTAGAGATTTAGATTATCAAGAAAAAAAGTTTTTAGCAGCAATACAGGGGGTAGATTTAGACAAGGGTAAAAATAGACAAAATGAATGGGAAAATCTTAAAGCAAAAGTGTTTAGCAAAGGAAAAACATCTGATGGAAATGATATTTTAGCACTACAGGGAGCAAATGCACAAAAGGCTGGTTTTGGTATTGGAATGGGCATAGACTATGAAGATTTGACATAAAAGTCAAGGTTTTGTGATATAATTTAATAACCAAATAAGGAAGGGTAATAATGACAACAAAAGAAGAAGTGGTTGTGGTATTGATTGATGGTACTAAGATTTCACTTAGACCATTAAAGATTTCCTTGCTACGTCCTTTTATGAAGAAGTTTGAAGGACTTACGGCAGTTGCAGAAGATAACGAAAAGTCTATGAACATTCTTATGGAATGTGTTGCAATTGCAATGAAGCAATATAAGCCAGAACTTGCTGAAAAGTCAAAGGAACTCGAAGAGAATATTGATCTGCCTACAGTTTATAAAATTATTGAGGCTGCATCAGGAGTTAACCTTCAAGATACATCTTTGCTAAATATTTAATATAAAAAGGGGGTGCTATGAGTGGCTGATATTCAATCTAATATTCAGGTTAATCTTGATGCTACTCAAGCACTTGCTCAATTAAAGGCTTTACAAAGACAACTTGCTCAATTTCATACATCTATTGCTGCCTCAACAGCAGCAGCAGCAAAAGCACAAGCAAATTTACAAAATAATTTAATTAATTCAATTAATGCAACTGGAAAATTTTCAGCCAGTTTGCAACAAATTAAAAGCACCTCTGAAGCATTTACAGAATCTCTTGAAAAAAATAAATTTTCAACTCGTGAATATTTTAGATATGCTGGTGGCGCAACAAAAACATTTGGTCGTTTATTTAAATCAGAATTTGACACAATTCAAAAGGTTGCTCAAGAACGTGTCAAAACAATACAGACTCAATTTGTTAAAATGGGTCGTACAGCAAGCGGCTCCCTTAAAGCAATTGCAATTCGCCCACTTACGTTAGATATGGAAAATTTTGCAACAAAAGCAGCAATTGCAGCACAAAAACAACAACTTTTTAATCAATTATTAAAACAGGGATCAACCAATCTTCTTAACTTTGGTAAAAATACACAGTGGGCTGGTCGCCAACTTATGGTTGGTTTTACAATACCATTAACAATGTTAGGTGTTCAAGCAGGCAAATCATTTATGGCTTTAGAAAAACAAGCAATTAGGTTTAAACGTGTTTATGGAGAAGTGTTTACAACTGCTGACGAAACAGATAAAGCATTAAAAAATATTGAGTTATTAGCAAAAGAATTTACCAAATATGGCATTGCTGTTGAAAAAACAATGGAGATGGCAGCAGATGCAGCAGCAACTGGTAAGATGGGCGCTGATCTTACAGCGCAGGTTGCAGAGGCAACGAGACTAGCAGTTCTTGGTGGGGTTGAACAACAACAAGCATTAGAAACAACAATATCGCTAACAAACGCATTTGGTATTGCTGCAGACGATCTTAACAAAAAAATTAATTTTCTTAATGCAGTTGAAAACCAAACAATTTTAAGCATTGAAGATTTAACAATTGCAATTCCAAAGGCTGCTCCAGTTGTTAAACAACTTGGTGGAAATATTGAAGATTTAGCCTTTTTTATGACCGCTATGAAAGAGGGGGGCATTAATGCATCTGAAGGTGCTAACGCACTTAAATCTGGTTTGGCAGCATTAATTAATCCAACTAAAAAAGCAAAAGAATTTTTACAAGATCTTGGAATTAGTATAGATCAAATTGTTGAAAGTAATAAAGGAGATATTAAAACAACTGTTCTTCAGTTTGCACAAGCATTAGACACATTAGATCCATTAAACAGAGCCAGAGCAATTGAACAATTATTTGGTAAATTTCAATTTTCAAGACTTTCTACACTATTTCAAAACATAACAAAAGATGGAACACAGGCTTCAAGAACTTTACAACTAACATCTGCTTCTGTTGAAGAGTTGGCAATTTTATCAGAAAGAGAATTAAAAAAAATAGAAGACTCAACTGGAACAAAATTTAAAAAAACATTAGAAGATTTAAAAGTATCTTTAGTTCCTCTTGGAGAACAATTCTTAAAAGCAGTAACTCCAATTGCTGAGTTTGTTGGAAAAGTATTAAAGGGTTTTAATAATCTTAGTGATGGTGTAAAGAGTGGAATAGCAAAGTTTATAGGTGTTGTTGGCATTATTGGTCCAGTTTTACTTATGACATTTGGTTTGATTGCAAACGGTATTGCAAACCTTATTAAACTATTTGTTTTACTCCGCAAAGGATACATAGGTCTTGGTGGACAATCAAAAATTCTTGGTTTACAAACTAATTATATGACATCAGAGCAGATTGAAGCAGCAACTGTAGCAGCATCTTTAAATCAAGCACATTCAAAATTACAACAAGTGTTTATGATGGAAAAAGATGCCCTTGTTGTATTAACACAAGCGTATCAAAGAGCCTCTGCAGCAGCAGCAGTATTTGCAAGAACAAATCCAGGAATGATGAGGCCAGTAGTTAAAGGAAGACCTCCAGTTCCTCCAATAAAACTAGGTTCTGGTGGATTTGTTCCAGGCAAAGGAAATACAGATACTGTGCCAGCGGTACTTACTCCCGGAGAATTTATAGTTAATAAAGAAGCAACACAACAAAATAAAGGTTTATTAGAACAGTTAAATCAAGGCGGTTATGTAAAAAGATTAATTGGCACACCAAAAATGTTTGCAAGAGTTCAAAAACAATTTTTGGGTATGCCTAGTAAAAACGCAAAGGTAGCAGCAGAAAGACAAACAAAACAAAAACAACTTGACGATATTTCAACACAAACATATAAATCACCAAGAGCAAAAAAGATTCCATTAACAGATCCTGGTAAAAGAATTAGCCCTTCATCTGGACATAGTTTTCCAAGTTCTTCTGTTGGTGGAATATATGAAAAACCAGACGGCACTAGGGTATTTGTTAAGCCTATGGTTAGTGAAAAAGCAGCATTGGCAGAAATGCGAGCAACACAAATTACAAGAGACGTACATGGGTTAGTTGCTCCAAAACAAAAATTAATTTTAATTAAAGATCCAAGCGACCCCACTGGTCATCGACAATATTTTGCATTAGAATCTAAAATGGATGCAAAAATTTCTAAAATGCCTCAAAAATTTACTAAAAATCAAACAATAAAACAATTGGTTGCGTCCTTGTTAAGAGGAGATAAAGATTTAGGTCCAGGAAATATTGGCGGAGGAGTTGTTAGTGATGTTGGACCAGCGGGTGTATTTGATAGAGCGTCTGGACCTAAGACTGAGTATGCCAAAATAATGCCTTCTATGGAAGAGCAAGCAATGGTTAATCTTCTTGCTGTTAAAGGCGGGGCTAAAAAGTTTTTTGCAACGACAACTGCTTCAACAGCAGCAAAAATGTCTCCATATGAATATAACATTGCAATTAAAAAAGAAATTAATAGAATTCTTCCAAAATTAAAGAAAACAACAAAAACTATGGATTTAAGTCCAGAAGAGTTGCCACTTTATCAATCAATGATTGCAAGATTAGAGGCTGGAGCAAAAGTAGACTGGTCTAAGTTCCAACCTATTCATGCTGCTGCTTTAAACAAAAGCGGACTTGTTGTTAGAAGTTTTGGAACAGATGACGATTTTCCGGATTTAAAACATTTAATAACGCAGTCAATAAAAGCAAAAAAAGGAGTTTCAAGAACTGTAGCATTGCATTTTGACGATGCAAACTCAAATCTTGATGAAAGGTTATATCATAGTGATAAAAACAGTTCTAAATATAATTATAGAAAAACATCTGGTTTTACAATGCTTGGTCCAGAGGGATATAATCAATTAACACAAGCAATGAATAAGGCTGGCATTTCTCTTAAAAATATTGCAGAGCCTTATCCAATGACTTATGAAGATGCTTTAAAAACAAAAGAAGCATTAAAAGAACAAATACGTTATGAAAAAAAATTATACGATCAAACAACTTCTATAGATAAAAAAGAAAAAATTGCAAATAGACAAGCGTTAACTAGAATTGCTTTAGCAGAATTAGTTTCTGACGCAAGAACGATTGGAACAAGACCAAATCCAAAACAAGCATGGAACAATGCAATGGCAGATAGATATGCTTTAGCAACTTCTTTTGCTGAAGGGGAATCTGTAAAAGATAGAGATAAACCAGGATCTGTTTATGCTAGAAAACGTGCACAATATTTAGAAGCAATTAATAGTAATTTAAAAACTACTACACAACTTAAATCACGTCTACAAAATATTGCTTTTAATGAGTTTAATAAAGGATTATTGACAGATAAAGGAATGGATAGTAGAGGTTCAAGAGAAGAGCGTAGTGGTGCAAAAGGAACTGGAAAACTTGCTTTTAAGAGTCCAAAAGGAAAAGAAGGAAGGTTGGGTGGTTTATTAGCAGAAGACATTGATTATCAAAAACAAAAAATATTACAAGAAAGAAGAAATTTCCAGAGAATTAGAGGACTTATGGGTTTAAATGTTCAAGAAGCCGGAAATTCCAATATAAAAATTGATCGAAAAAAAATAGACGCAATGGTACGATCTGGAATTACTCCCGGCTTTAGACATATTCGTAGAGCAAAAGGAACAAGTCAATATGGAGAGCCTGCAACAGTTCCAGCATTAGTAACTCCTGGAGAAATGATATTAAATGAAAAAACAACACAACAATATGGCCCAGCATTACAGTATGTAAATTCAGGTGGAATTATTAAAATGCGTGGCAAAGGAACAATGCAAAATGGTCTTGTTCCGGGAACGGGAAATAAAGACACAGTTCCTATAATGCTTAATGAAGGGTCGTTTGTTGTAAATAAAGACTCAACACAAAAAAATAAAGGTTTCTTAAATAGAATTGCAATGAGGGCTAAAGGTACAGGTTCAAAATTTGTAATGAGAAACTCTGGTACTGGAGGAACACAAACTGCTACAGGCATTGCTGTTAATGTTCAAGATCAAAAAATTTTATCTGAAAAACAATTATTGGAAGAAGAAGCAAGGCGCAAAAAGGCTGCTCAAAGGGCTCAACAAGATTTAGAAAAAGCAAAAAAGAAAATTAGAACTATAGATGTTAAAATTGCTGAAGCAACAAAGGTTGGAGATAAACAACGTTTAGAAGCATTAAAACAGGCTAGACAGGCAGCACTTGAACAACAAAAACAGGCTGGGGTTGCTTTAAATGATGCACGTCACCAAGCAAAAATAACAAGAGAAAATAATGCAAGGTTTATACAACAAAGAACAGAGCAAAAAGATCAAGAAAAACAGAAGAAGGCTCAAGAAAAAGCGCTGAACAAAGAACGAGGAAGACAGTTTGGTCAACGTGCTGGTGGCGCCATGATGGGTACTACGATGGCTTTAGGCGTGATGACGCAAGCACCAGGAAAAATTGGAGAAATTTCTACATCGCTGCTTCCTGTTGTTGCTATAGCAAGCATGCTTGCCCCAATGATTGGGAGCAAAGCAGGTGCTATTCTTGCTCCAATAGCAGCATTTGGTGCGGCAATGGTTGCATTAAGAATGCAGTTTGATAAAGCCCAAGATGCTGCTTTAAAATTATCTAAAGCAACTGGAACAAGCACAGAAGCAATTCAAAATTTTGCTCTTTTTAGTGGAAGAGTAACAGGAACAGAACTATTAGACAAACAAAGATTAGCAGCAAGAGGACAATTAGTTGCAGCAACCGGAAAGACTACTTTTGGAGAAGCATTTGTTCAAAGTGAACAAGGAAAAGCACTGGGCGATGCATTTAAAGAAAATATTAAAGAGCGTGGTGTTAAGGCAGCAAGAGAAAATCTTAAGGCACAACTACAAACATCTGTTTTATCTGGAGCAATAACAGCAGAAGAGGCCCAATCAATAGCAGCAAATTTAGGCGCAAAAATGGGAGACGTTACTCTTGGAATTCAAGTTGCTGGAGAATTGCAAGGCATTTTTGGAAAAGATGGAAAAGATATTATAAAAAATGGTATTCAAATTAGAACTACACTAATGACTGAATCATCACAAAACCTTATGGGTAAAGATGGCAGTTTAGATCAACTTAAAAAAAGAACTTCTGGTGGATTTTTGGGTATTGCTGGATTGAGTCAAACAGCAAAAACTAAAGGAACGATAGCAGCAGGAGCAGGGCTTGGTGCTGCTGCCGGTGTTCTTACTGGTGTTGGTGCTAGTGCTGCTGCTGGTGCTCTTGGTACTGCCATTTTGGGTACTGCTGGTGGCGCTCGCGTTGGTGCTGCTGTTGGTAGTTTTGCTGGACCACTTGGTGCTGTAATTGGAACCGCTATTGGTGCAATTGCTGGCGGTGCTATTGCATATTTTCAAAATAAAAAAAGCATGGAAAAATTAGGAAAACTTTCTGGTGCAGCAGTTGCTGATTCAACAAATATGATTGAACAATCAAGACAATTATTAGATTCTTATGAAGTAGAATATAAACAAAGAAGAGCACAATTAGTTCTTGAAGGAAAAATTGCAGAAGTTAAAGAATTAGATCTTAAATATGAAAAAAATAGAGCAATTTTAACAGCACAACAAATAAAACAAAGAGAAGATTTCGTAAAAGCATATGCAACAACTAGGGGAAATGCAAGAACCTCTATGGATACTGCAATAGATAAACAAATAACTACAAAGTATAAAGAAACAGATCAAGAGGCATATGTTGATGTTGCAAAAGAACAGACTAAAGAAGCATTAAAAAACAAATTGATATTAGATGAACAAGCAGTATTATTAAAAATTCAAATGGCTTCTGGAGAAATAAGTCCTAGAGATGCAATGAGAATATTTTCAACATTTGAAAATAAAGAAGATATTCAACGAGTAATGACTCTTTTAACAAAACTTGGCGGAGATGAAACATCTGCTGCAATGGAGATAGTAAGTCAATTCCAAGATTCAAAGGGAAACCCAATACCTAAGTTAAATTCAGAGTTTATATTACAGTTAAGTCAAAAAAGTGATAAAGATGCCCAGCCATTTATTGAAATGATGCAAAAGGTCGTTGCACTTGGTGGAGTTATGCAAATGGACACAGAAATTGATTACATTCTTAAAAATCCAGAAGTTCAAAACGAAATGACAAAAGATCTTAAGATGATTGCAGATAATAAAGGAAAACCATTTACTATTGAGTTTTTAAATAAAGTTAATACTGAATTTGAAAAAACTATAGATATGGAATATTTTAAAAAGTTATCAGAAAAGGAACAAGAAGTATATGTAAGAACAATATCAACATTATTAAATATTAATGGTGAGGTTAACATAAAAGATGACGACTTTATAATATGGCTGAACCAAAAAAGAATCACATATGATAAAAATAGTCCAACAGCAATTTTAGAACTATACAATAAGTATAGAAACGAATTTATTGAATACATGGGTCAAAAGGTTACACTTGCTAGATTAGATCTATCTGCGGGATTAGGATTAGGCGGACAAGGTTCTGGTAGCGGTGGTTCAACTAAAAAACAAAGAGACACTACTTTTGATGAAATGAATAAAAAATTAAAACTTTTTCAACAAGCATCTGTAAACGCACTTGGTAACTTTCAAGAATTAAAAAGAGTGATGAATTTGCCAGGCAAAAAAGGTGGAGCATTTTATGAATTTAATGGCATAAGCCAACAATTATTACAAACTGGACAGTTTAGTAAAGATTTTATTGATATGATTGAAAACCTTAGCCCAGAAGAGTTACAAAAGCAACTTAAAAAATGGGGAATCGAAATTAATAAAGGTGTTGTTACGACTAAAAATGCAGCAGATTTAATTAATAAGGCACTATCTTCAATTGGTGCTGGACAAATGCATACAAGAAACTTAAAAGAAATAAGTGTTTTACAAAATAGAATTGCTGCAATAAATAAATTAACAAAAGAAGGCGTTGATTATGAAATAGCAATGTCTATTGCAGAAGAAGACTCTGTTGCGCATTCTATAAAACAAGGTATTGTTAAAAAAGAACAACTTAATAAATTAATTTCTACAGAAAAAACATTACAAAAACTTCAAACAAAAAATCAACTAATTCAAGTGCAAGCAGTAAACTTAAAAGAAATAGATATTTTACAAAATAGAATTATTGCAGTAAATAAATTAAGAAAAGCAGGCGTTGATTATGCAACAGCAATGTTTATTACAGAAAACGAGGCCGTTGCGCTTTCTATAAAACAAGGTGATCTTAAAACAAAACAAATGAAGGAAATAGTTTCTACAGCAAAAACATTACAAAAAATTCAAATGAAAAATCAACAAATTGAAGAAACAAAATCAAAAGATCCAGCAGCAAAAGAAGCAGGAAAAATGAAAAAACTGATAGAATTTTTTGATCTTGAAGGCAAAGCGATTGAAGCAAAAAATGTAATTCAAAAAACAGCAATAGAATTACAACAAGAAAAAAATGGCTATTTATTAGAACAAATTACTTATGAGCAAAACTTGATTAGTGATGTATATGATAAGCAAATTAAAAAACTTGATGAACTGCATGCCATTCAGGAACAAATTAATCAGACTCAAAAAGAAAGGTTTGATCTTGCTCAACAACTTGCAAGTGGAGATATGGCTGCTGCTGCAGGGGCTATTCAAGCCATTCGTGAAAGACAGGCCCTTGCTCAAATAGAACAAAAAAAAGCAAACCTAGAAAAAGAAAAACAAAAAAAACTTGAAGGCGTTACCGCTGGCGGTAAAACACAAAAACAAATTGAAAAAGAAAATAATAAAGCAGAAAAAGATTTAAGTGTTATTAAAACAAAAGAATTTGATGCATTTCAAAAAATAAGAAAAGAATATGAAAAAATACTTGGAGTGACTATTGAGGAAGCATCGGCTTTAATTGATTTAGAATCAGAAATGTCTAAACTTGGATTTGGAGTAGGAACAGGTTTAGGAAAACAACTTTTAAATGCATTAAAAAAGGCTATTAGTGGCGATATAAAGCCTTTAATGCAATTGATTAGAAGAGGAACTAAGGATGTTAATGATGAATTCAATCGCCAGCCTGGTGCATCAGATAGTAAAAAAATTATTGTTGGTGGAGAGATAATTGATGTGCCACAAGAAAAATCACCGCTTGATTATTTAAATAAAGATACAACTTCAACTAAAGAAACAAAATCAAAAGATCCAGCAGCAAAAGAAGCAGACACTAAGAAAACTGAATTAAGCGCTAATACAGCCGCTCTTGTGGCATTAACAAATGCAATTCAAGGCGGTGGCAATAATGCAAAGTCTAAGGCTAAAAAACAAGATATTGTAGATGTAAAAGATATATTAAATAATAAGGAAGCATCAGATGCAAGAGAAGCACAAATTAAAGATAAGGCACCACCTACTCTTCTACAGGCAATAGCAGCAGCAAATGAGGCATCAAGGTTGGCCGATAGAGTAAACACTGCAAAAATTATTGAACAAAAAACAGCATCAGATGCAAGAGAAGCACAAATTAAAGATAAGGCATCACTTACAATTGCAGGTGTTGCGCAAACTCTAGGTGCTATGGGGAGTCGAGGGGCAGCAGGTATTTCATCACCTACTCTTCAACAGGTAATAGCAGCAGCAAATAAAGCAGCAAGGTTGCCCGATAGTGCTAAGGCTAAACAACAAGATGTTGCGGACGTTGCAAGAATTCTTGCACAAAAAGAAGCATATCAAAATATAAAAATTGGAAAAGGTAAAAATGAACAAAAAATAACTGTTCCAAAAAATTTTGGTATGAGTTCTGGCGGTCTTGTTCCAAAATATATGTCTAAAGGCGGAATGACAAAACCACTCTACAGACCTATGGGTGGATTAATTCCATATTTCTTAGGTGGTGGTTTTGCAAAGGGAACTGATACTGTTCCAGCAATGTTAACTCCTGGTGAATTTGTTGTGCAAAAACGAGCAGTAGATAAACTTGGTATTGGAATAATGAATAGAATTAATCAGGGCGAACTTCCAGCAAATAATAATTCAGCAGTGTATAATTATAATCTAAGTGTCAATGTATCAAATACAAATGCAAATCCAAATGATATTGCAAGAGTAGTAATTAATCAAATTAAACAAATTGACTCACAAAGAATTAGGAGTAGCAGATAATGGCAACAACAGCATATATACAGGGGCGTAAAAAATATGCAAGGCCACAGGCTGTGATCTGGTCTGAAAATGCTGGCACATTATCAACTAATGGTATTTATATTCCTATTGGACAAGAAATTGGAGCAAATTCTAGTTTAGCAAGTACAGCACAGCCAGCAAATCAATTTTTAATTTTATCAGATCATAATAGGTCTTCATTACAGTTTAAGCCACAAAGAATAGAACAAAGACAAAGAATGATTAATGGAAATATGAGATCACATCATATTGCAGATAAAATAACCATTTCTTTTTCTTGGGATAATTTGCCATCAAGGGCACATTTAAGATTTGCAGATTTTAATTCAACTGGAAAATCTAATCTTACTGGACAAAACGAATATACAGCAGATGGTGGTGCAGGTGGAGTAGAATTGCTTGATTGGTATGAAAATCATCAAGGACCATTCTGGATGTTTTTATCATATGATAATTATAAAAACTTTGGCACTGATGATTCAGCATATTTGCATCTAACAAGTTACAGTGAAATTATGCAGGTTTATATTGCAGACTTTAGTTATGATGTTGTAAAACGAGGCGGAAGCAACCACGATCTTTGGAATGTTTCTGTGTCTTTGGAAGAAGTGTAATGTTTAACAATGCAGCATTAAAAAATCATTTTCAAAATTCACCAACTGTTCAATCACGATCAAAAATAGTTGCTGAATGGAATATGAATATGCCAGATAATATTTTTAAACTTGGCAACTATAGATATCGACCACAAAGTAATGATACGAGATATTTAACTATTCAATCAACTTTTGATGCATATGATAAAGGACAGTTTTATACTGGAGCAACAGATGCTGATGTTGTTGTAGATGGTGGAGTAGATGATGATGCAAATCCAATTTTTTATACAGCAACAAAAGAACAACTTAAACTTTATTATTCTCTAGAAGATTGTATTAAACCATTTAGGCCAAGGTCTGGTATCAACAAAACATCTTATATTCCAGGAAGATATATTCCATATTTTACGACTGGTGCACTTAATAATCAAGGATCTTTTTTTACACAACGACCAAGATATTATATGCCAGATAAAAACGACCAGTTTAAATACTGGACATCTTATAGAACAGAAAAAGAGTCTGCTTCTTCAGAAAATACAACAGAAAGAGGAATAGCAAATAGATTAGTAGGTCAATTATATTATATTGATGATGCTGCACCATTTGTTGTTTACAAAAATAATGTTCCATCTAATAGGGTTGTTGTCAAAATGCAAACAAACGTTGGGGACGTTAACTTAGGACCATATCAGTCTACTATAAGCACTATTGAAGATCCATTTTTTTCAAACAACAACAGAACAACACCAGCAGTTTGGAAAATTCAAGTATTAAAAGGAAATCAATGGGTTACTATTCAAGACTTTAACTTTGCATCAAGAAGGTTAGATGGATCTTTTATTGTTCCAAATGATGGATATGTAGAGTTATCATATGGATTAAAAATACCAGATCGATACAAGCATAGTTTTATTCATGCTGAAGTTTTATCATCAACAAATTTATTACCAAAAAAATCGATAGACGGATATGCATATTTAATTATTACCAATAGTTCTGATAAAGGCATCTATCATATATGGAATAATTTAGATCAGAAATATGAACAATTTGTTCCAGAATACACATGGTTCTTTACTGACGACTCTTTAAATCAAACAAAACATTTTGTTACTGATTTAACTAACCCTTCATCATATATAGAATCTACTACAAGTGAAACAAAATATAGAGAGTTTGAATATATTCGTGGTATTAGAATTGTTGTAGATTCTATGAATAATTTTAATTCTACCTTTGATCTTATTGAGTTTTCTCCAAGACTGACTGTAGACATTTCTGACAGGGTTGTGTCATATAACGTTACTAAATCTTTAGGAGATTTAGGATCTGGTGCTTTGCCAATTGGTCAACTATTGGCATCTACTGGAAGCATTAATATTTTTGATGAAGATCAAGCATTTAATGAAAATTCAAAAAGTTTAATTTCTGATTATATTAGAAAAAATGTTAAATTTACTTTTTATGAAAACATAGTTAATGTTTCTGGATATGACTATTTAGTACCAATCAAAACTTTATACTCTGAAGGTTTTCCACAAGCAGATATTACTGGTGGAACAATATCTATAGAGTTAAGAGATTTATATTTTTATTTTGAATCTATGCCAGCACCACAATTATTTATTACAAATGTTTCTTTGAGTTACGCAATTGCATTGCTTTTAGATTATGTTGGGTTTAGTAATTATATATATAAAAGAAATGCTACTGATATTGAGCCAGTCATTCCATACTTTTTTGTTAGTCCAGATAAAAATTTAGCAGAAATTTTAAATGATTTAGCAATATCAACTCAAACATCAATGTTTTTTGATGAATATAATAATTTCGTTGTTATGAGTAAAGAATATTTAATGCCTAGCATATCAGATAGATCTGTAGATTATGAACTTGTAGGATCAAAAGTAACTGATTCGGTTTCTGAAATTATTATTCTTACAGACGATGGAGAAACTCCAACTAGCGTTGCAACAAAGGAGTTGGATGCAGGATTTTATAATACTGAATTTTGGACGGAAGAGTTGGGTCAAGGCAGTGCATCGTTTGTTGAAAATACTGCTAAAATAATTAAAAATAAAGTTATTAGTGGTAAAAAACTTGCTAACATTATAAACATATCATCACAAGATAAAAAAATCTACAATGATGGAAAAATTACATATAAAACAAGGTACATAGATAAAACATATAGCCAATTAGGTCAAGAAACAAAC